GGCTGTTGCCCGCGCCCGCGTTTGGAATAGAAGCGACCATTGCGTTACCCTGTCTTGCAAGTATGGCAATGGCCACATGATGTGGGGCACGCGCAAGGTATATGAGGAACAGGGCTTGACCATTGTTGACTTTAAGGATTTTGTAACGCAGACCACGCAGCCCCGTTACAAGATTGTGATTGAATGCGACGGCACGACCACAACCGCCCGCATGGAGATCAACGGCAAGGAAGTCAAGACCGCGCAGGCGAAGCGCAACCCCGCTGACAAGTTTGATTGGCGCGTTGGCGCAGAAACGGCATTCGGCAGGCTGTTCGGTAAGAAGATTGAAAAGCCGGAAGAAAAGAAGGAACGGCCTTTCGAGGTTGGGGATAGGGTTGTGTGCGTGAAAGACACGGTAGACCACAAGAGAACTGTTATCGGCAAGCATGGGGTTGTCCGTGAAATCTGCGATTGCAGCCCGAACCCTGTTGGCGTTGAGTTTGACGAAGATGTGAACGGGCATTGTTTATGCTGCGAAATCCCCCGCGGGCTTTGCCGCGACGGCTACGGCTGGTATTTGGCAGCGAAAGACCTGCGGCACGAATAACGCGGAAGCGGGGCGGCGGAGATCAGAGCGCCGCCCCGCGTGGAGGGAAAGACAATGACCATTGAGGAAATCAAGAAAGCATTGCGCGAGGTGCGCAGCATTTGCACGGAAAGCAGTTATTGCACAAACTGCCCGCTTTCTGTTGATGGCAGTTGCCCTATGCGCGACGAACTGGGCGAAACGGTGGAATTCCCGGAATATTGGGCGCTTGACTGGAACGACGATTAAAAGGAGTAAAAGAAAATGAAGAAGCGTATTGCGTTGGTTATGGTGCTGGTTATGGTGATGTTTGCGCTGTGCAGTTGTGATTACGAAGTAAGCGGCAGCGTTGCTGATGTGTCGCAGACGAAAGTAAATGCAAACGGCCTTGCGGCGCGTCAGCCTACCCCGTCGGATGTGGAATACAGCCTTGAACGTTACAACCTTATTCGCCGCACATATTGGGTAAACGGTATGCGCGAACGTGCAAACACGTTGCCTTGTGAAATTGAAAAGCCGTTGGGCTATATCGTTCTTTTCAGCGGTAACGCGGTTGTTGGTTCATTCGTTGTTGACGGCAAGGTGTCCAGCCTTAACAGCTTCCTCACGCCGGATAGCGAGTATTATTCAAGCAGCTACACAAGCAATTGGCTTGCTGACGTTGACGGCAGTTATGGCGAAAATGATAGCGGCATTTTCTTCTTTACCCCGGATGGTAAGTACATCGAATGGTCAGGCGATTACCTGTACAGCGATATTCCTTTCATGATTGATGCGCCTATGGTGCGTTACGAGGTGGCCGAAAATGGGTAAGGGCGAAAAGTTTCTTGTTGCTGTTGTTGTGGCTGTTGTCCTGTTTGTGGGATGTTACAACCTTATTCCCGGCGTGCGTGCTGCTGTCAATACACACATGCACGCGGTGCAGAAAGCGGACGATGCGACCCGCTACGAAACCCGCAAAAAGGTTGAAGATACTTGCCGCGCTATGATTGCAAGCTATGAAGCGGACGTTCTGACGTGGGAGCAATACAACGGCAGCGGCAACGAAGAACGGCAGGGCTGGGCAGATCAGGCGCGGATGCGTGCCAATAAGACGGCAAGCACATACAACGCGTACATTCTGAAAAATAGCTATGTATGGGAAGATAACGTGCCGCATGATATTCGGTCAAAACTGCCGATTGTAGGTGACGAATAATGATGACAAGACTGCTGGAAACTGTGCGCGGGCTGGTTGATTACGAATTAGCAGACGCGCGGAGCATTCACGGCGAGTACTTCCATAGCCCGCATGAGGGCTATGGGGTACTTGCGGAAGAACTGTACGAAGCTGCGCAGGAAACGGCGGACGTTGACTGGAAAAATAAACTCTTGCTTAGGGTTTTGCATCAGGACAATTTACCTTTAATGGTTAGGACGTTAGATGCTTTGCAGGAAAACGCCACGCTTGCGGCCTGCGAATACATACAGGTTGCAGCGATGGCAAAGAAGATGCGGGAAAGCGTGGAAAAACTGAATGAGTGAAATGACATTCATTTTTTCAAAGTTGTGCAAATGCCCGGAATGCGGCAAAGAGTATGAACGGCAATGCAGGCATGACGAATGGGGATACCGTTTCAATAACAAAAACTATTGCACATATAAATGCATGAGGGCAGCGGAACGCCGCGTGCTTGAAAAGAAAAACAGATAGGGGGCGAAAGTATGGAAACAGCATTATGCGCGGTTGGCGTAATTGTGTTGGGTGTGGTGCTGCTTGTGGTATTAAGCGCCTGCAAGGTAAGCGGTGATATTGAAGATTGGGAAAGACGTGATTGCCGATGAATGGTTTTAATATTCCGTTCAAATTGCCGTCATTGAATGAATACCAGCTTGCGTGTCGTTCGCATTGGGCTGTTGGCGCAAAATTCAAAAAGGGCGTACAACGGAAGATCAGAGCATACATACAGCAGGCTACGGCAAATCAGGAATTGCGCCCGGTGGAAGGTGCTTGCGTCGTGCATTTCATTTGGTACGAAAAGACCAAACGCCGGGACGCGGATAACATTGCAAGCGCAAAGAAATACATTCTTGACACGATGCAGGAAACGGGCATTTTGCCAAACGACAACCGCAAGTATGTGAAGGGCTTCACGGACAAGATAATTGACGCAACGTTTGACGGCGTGCGCGTTGATATTGAGGAAGTGCAGGAATAACAGGGAGGTTAGAAAGGATGACAGCGGATGCATACAGCGTGTTAGCGCTATTGTCGGAAAAGGGTAACGGGTTAATTAAGGGGCGCGAAATCGGCGCACGGTGCGGCATAAAGCCTATTGATGTTAGGGCAGCTATAAACGTCCTACGCTGCAACGGATACCCCGTTTGCGCAACGTCTGGCGGCTATTATATATCGCATGATGCGCGGGAAGTGCGCAAAACGATTCATACTATGGAACACAGAATGCAGGCTATGGAACAAGCCGTAAACGGATTATATAGGGCATTGGGTGAAATGGAGGTATTTGCGAATGAATAAGCTAACCATTATCGGCAATGTGTGCGGCAAGCCGGAATTGCGGTACACGCAAAGCGGCAAGGCGGTTTGCAGCTTTACAGTTGCGGTCAATCGCAGACGGCAGGCAGGGCAGGACAACCCCGAAACCGACTTTTTCCGCGTGAGTGCGTGGGAGAAGCAGGGCGAAAACTGCGCAAAATTCCTTGACAAGGGCAGCAAGGTTGCAGTTGTTGGCGCGGTGTCCGTCCGTACATATCAGGCCAACAATAGCGAAACCCGCGCAAGCCTTGAAGTGCAGGCGCAGGAAGTGGAATTCTTGACCCGTGCAGCAGATCAGGCCGAAACGCAGTACACGCAGCAGGAGCGTGCGGCGATTCAGCAGGAACAGCAGAGCGAATATACACAGGTTGAAACGGATGAATTGCCGTTCTGATTGAGGGGGAAGGAAATATGTATATCGGTTACGCGATTATGAGCGACGGCAGCAAGCAGGCCTTTTGCGCCGAAAACGTGCTTGACGCAGCGGAAAAGGCAGATAAGCACATGCAGGATGGCGCGTACAAGGTTGAATTTAGATTGATGCAGGAGGAAGGTGCAGGGGTTGAACATTGAAAAGCAAGAGGAACGCGAAAAGGTGGCCTATTTGTCCGCATACCGCGAATTGATGCTTGAAATCAATATCAAGGAAGAACGCCTTGCGCGGATTGATTCGCAGTTGTACGGCGTTCGCGGGGTGCAGTTGTCCGACATGCCCAAAGGCGGGGAATCAAAGGGCTATGCGGAGTATGTCGCAATCAAGGTTGACTTGTTCGACGAAATCAATGCGGAAGTGTTGGCGGCGCACGCGCTGGCGCGTGAGATTAAAGCAGCCATTGCGGCCATGCCGTCCCGCATTGACAGGCTTGTGCTTGAAATGCGGCATATTGATTGCATGACCTATGAGGAAATGGCCGAAAAGCTGGCGGAAACAAAGCACAACAAAGAGCCGTACAGCGTCCGCCATGTTACCCGGATGTATTGGGCGGCAGTTGGCCGCTTTACCGTTCCGAAATAAATTTCTAAATGTCCAGCCGTGTCATTTTATGTCCAGCGCATAGATGATATTATGATATTGGGAGCAGGAAGGGCAGACGTGTTTCCTCCTTATATCGGGCAGGGCGTGTGGTGAACGGGCGCACGTCCTGCCTTTCTTTTATCCGCCCGGATGAAGTAAGCGTCCGATAAACTGGAACGCCGAACCTACGGGCTTTCATTTGCAACGTTGACCGAGTGGCTAAAGGTGTCAGTTTGCTAAACTGATGCGGAGAAATTCGCCGGAGGTTCAAATCCTTCACGTTGCGCCAATCTGGGAAGTTAGCTCAAAGGTTGAGCGATTGCCTGTTAAGCAAAAGGTTATAGGTTCAAGTCCTATACTTCCCGCCATGCCGATATAGCGCAAAGGTAGCGCGGCTGATTCGTATTCAGTAGGCTACGGGTTCAAATCCTGTTATCGGCTTTTATTCGCTGGTATAGCACAACGGTAGTGCGGCTGCGTTGTAAGCAGCGGGTTGCGGGTTCAAATCCTGCTATCAGCTTTCGCGTTATAAACGCAGGCGGTAGGGCTTTCATCCTTTCCCCTACGCCGCCCGCTTCCGCGTAACAGCGGCAAAGGCGGGCTATTCCATGCCGATATGGTGAAAAGGCAGACACAGGGCACTCAAAATGCCCCGTCGAACGGCGTACAGGTTCAAATCCTGTTATCGGCACTATTCGCAGATATGGCGCAAAGGTAGCGCACGGGGCTTTTAACCCCGGTGTTGGGGGTTCAAATCCCTTTATCTGCATTAACACAGGCGGCAGCAATGCCGTCTATTTTTATTGCAGAAAGGCGGTGGGCTTGTGGCAAAGATGACGGCAAGACAAATGCGGTTTTGCGATGAATATTTGATTGACCTGAACGCGACGCAAGCCGCAATCCGTGCAGGCTATTCAGCAAAGTATGCAAACACGAATGCAAGCAAGCTACTACAAATTACTGTAATTAAAGAATTCCTTGAAAAGCGTATGGCAGAAAAAACGTCAAGCCTGATTGCAGATCAGGACGAAGTGCTGCGTTATCTAACGTCTGTGATGCGCGGGAAAACGCTGGCTGAGGTTGTTGTTGTCGAGGGCAAGGGCGATGGTTTTTCAGCAGCACGCACAATGGAGAAAGCCCCGGACGAAAAAGAACGGCTAAAGGCAGCGGAACTGCTGGGCAAGCGGTACGGCGTATTTACAGACAAGGTGGACATTGACGGCACGTTGCCTGTTACGATTGTGGATGATTTGAAATGACGGGCAAAGTTATTCGCCTTTCTGAAATCGTATTGCCCGCCTATTACGATTTTTGGAATACGCGCAAAACATACGTTGTTTGCAAGGGTAGCCGTGGCAGCGGCAAGTCAAAGCACGCGGCCTTGTGGCACATCTATTTTATGATGAAATACCCGCTATCAAATACGCTGGTTGTGCGTAAGGTAGCGGATACCCTGCGAAATTCCTGCTATTCTGATTTGCTGTGGGCGCAACGCAAGTTAGGCGTTGAACATCTGTGGCATAACACAATTTCCCCGCTTGAAATGACGTACAAGCCCACGGGGCAAAAAATCCTATTCCGTGGCCTTGATGACGGTTACAAGATTGCTTCCGTGTCTGTGCCTTATGGCGTGTTGTGCTTCCTGTGGCTGGAAGAATTCTACGAAATATCGAAGGAAGATGACTTTGATATTGTCAACGAATCCATTCGCGGTGAATTGCCGGAAGGATACTGGAAGCGCGTAACAATCACATTCAACCCGTGGAGCGATAAGCACTTTGCAAAAAAGCGTTTCTTTGATACGCCTGCTGACAATGTGCTTGCAATGACCACGACGTATAAGGATAACCCGTATTTGTCCGCAACCGACTTGCAGTTGTTTGAGGACATGCGGAAGCGTAGCCCGCGCCGTTACAAGGTTGCTGGTTTGGGTGAATGGGGCGTTGCGGAAGGGCTTGTGTTTGAAAACTGGAAGGAAGAACGCTTTGCAATTGATGAGATCAGGAAGCAACCCGGCGTTAAAGGCGCGTTTGGCCTTGACTTTGGTTATACAGACCCGACGGCGTTTTTCTGTGGCCTGATTGACACAGTAAACAAGCGGCTTTATGTGTTCGATGAAATATACCAACGCGGCATGACCAACGAGGATATACACAAGGAAATTGTTGCGGCTGGCTATGGCAAAGAACGCATTATAGGTGATTGCGCCGAACCGAAAAGCATTGAGGAATTGCGGCGCAAGGGGTTGCGCATTAAGGGCGCAACAAAGGGCGCGGACAGCATACGCCACGGCATACAGTTTTTGCAGACGTATGAAATCATTGTCCACCCGCGCTGCACGAATTTCCTTGTGGAAATAAGTAATTACGCATGGGATAAGGACAAGCAGGGCAATACGCTGAACCGTCCTATTGATGACTTTTGCCATTTGATAGACGCGTGCAGATATGCTACGGAATCCTATTCGATGGGCAATAAGTGGATGATTTAAGGGGGTTAGGCGGATGCTTTCGCAAGCTGAAATTGTAAAGTTTATTCAGAACGACCGCGCAAGCACGGCAAAGGTGTTTGCCCGGACGGCTGATTTGTATTATGAGGGTAAGCACGACATTCGGAAACACCGGGTTTTTTACATCAACGATGCAGGCGAACCCGTGGAAGTGACAAACCGCAGCAACGTGCGTATTTCCCACCCGTTTTTCACGGAATTAGTAGATCAGAAAGTGCAATATATGCTTTCCGGCTGTGATGCTATCGTGAAAAGCGATGACCCGAAATTGCAAGGCTTCCTTGATGAATATTTCGGGGATGACTTTCAAGCTGAATTGATGGACGTATTAACAAGCGCTTCCGTGCATGGTTTCGCTTATTTGTATGCGTTCATGAATGAAGATAACCGCACAGAATTCCGCTTCGCTGACGGTATGGGCGTTGTTGAAGTGACCGAAAAGGAAAGCAGCGACGGCAAGGCATACACGATTTATCACGTTGTAGACCGCATTATTGACAATAAGAAAATCGAACTTGTGCAAGTGTGGGACGAACAGCAGACGTGGTATTATCGGATGATTGACAACGCGCTTGTGCTTGACGATTCTGTGAAGCTGAACCCGCGCCCGCATATCGTGTATGAGCAAGACGGCGTGAAATATGCTGACGTTTACGGTTTTATTCCGTTCTTCCGCTTTGACAATAACAAGCGGCAGCGCTCAGACCTTGCGCCTATTAAAGGCCTGATTGATGATTATGATTTGATGGCGTGCAGCCTGTCAAATGATTTGCAGGACTTCCGGCAAGCCCTTTACGTCGTTCGCGGCTTTGAGGGCGACAATATGGACGAACTGATTCAGAACATCAACGGCAAAAAGACGCTGGGCGTTTCGGGCGACGGCGGCGTTGATGTGAAAACGGTTGATATTCCTATCGAAGCACGGCGCGTAAAGCTGGAATTGGACGAAAGGAATATTTACCGTTTCGGCATGGGTTTGAATACGGCGGGCTTGAAGGACACAGCAGCCACAACCAACATTGCTATTAAGATGGCATATACATTGCTTGACTTGAAGTGCAATAAGGTTGAACACAACTTGCGCCGTTACATGAAAAAGATTGTCAAGGTTGCGTTGGATGAAATCAACAAAGCCAACGGCACGGGATACCGCGTGAAGGACGTTTATTTCGACTTTACACGCGAAACAACCGTAAATGAACAGGAGAACGCACAAACCGAACTTACAACCGCACAGGCCGAACAGACGCGCATTAACACGCTGCTTTCCCTTGCGTCCATGCTGGATAATGAAACGGTTGTGCAGAGCATTTGCGACGTGCTGGATATTGATTACGAAACAATTGCGGACAAGCTTCCTGCTGACCCGCTGGACAGCAACGCTGCATCTGATGCGCTGATGGCCGCGCAGGCGGAGGAATTGCCCGTTGAAGATGAAGCCGCTGGCGGTGATATTGAATGATGACGCGCGAACAACGCGAAGTGCTGGAAGAATACCTTGCAGCCGATAAGACGCAACGCGAGGTTATTAAACAGGCGTATGCTGTAGCCCTTGCGGATATTAAGGCGCAGACGCAAGCCCTCATGAACAAGTTGCCAACGTCAAGCGTGCTGTATCAGTTGCAGTATAAAAAGACAATGGCGGAACAGATAGAGGGCATTTTGACCCTACTGGAAAGTCAGCTTGTTAGCGATACAACGGACTATTTGGCCGGGGTATATGATAACGGCTTTTATGGTTCGGCCTACGCTATGGCGGCGCAGGGTGTGCCTGTTGCGTTTGGCGTAGATCAGAAGCAGCTTGCAGCGGCAATCAATGTAAAGATTGACGATTACAAGTTTTCTGACCGAATCCGCGACAATGTGGACAATCTCAAAAGGGCTACAAAAACCGAAATCACGCGGGGCATTGCAAACGGCAGCACATACGCGGAGATTGCCCGCAACATTGCATTGCATACGGATGAAAGTATCAGGCGTGCGCAGACAATCACGCGCACGGAAGCCCACCGCGTACAGAATACCGCCCGTGAAGATGCGATGCACGAAGCAAAGAAGCGCGGCGCGGACATTGTGAAAATGTGGGACAGCACGCTTGACGGCAAGACCCGCCGGACGCATAGAAAGCTTGATGGGCAGATCAGGGAACTTGACGAACCTTTTGAGGTGGACGGCCACAAGGCCATGCGCCCCGGCGGATTCGGCAGGCCGGGAGAAGATATTAACTGCCGTTGTCAAGTGCTGGAACGCGCACGATGGGCATTGCAGGGCAAGCGGCGCAAGCTGGATAATGAACATCAATTCAACGATGATGGTACACTAAACTATATCAGCACGGACGGCAAGCGTTACAAGGAATGGAAAGAAGAACTTGAAAAGGCTGTTGCAGGCAACGGCAAGAAGGTTGCGCAAACCGGGTTCAAGACGAAAATTGCCGATTACCGCGCAGAGCATAACGGGCTTGTTGACGAACTGAACACGCTGCAAAAAGAGAAAAAGGCTGTTGCCGCAAAGGTGTTCAGTTTGGAAGAAGAACGGCGCAAAACAAAGCTTGATATTGACTATGTGCAGCACACAGAGCCTAAAATGCACGGCGCTTTCGACTATGCAGACCCGTCGTTTGATTTGGATGACGCTATAAAGCAGCGTGACGCGTTGCAAAAAGAGTATGAGGACGTTTCCGCCCTTGTAAGCCGTTATTATGACCGCCCCAAACGCGGAACGCCCGAACGTGCCGAATGGGACGAATGGAAAAAGAGCGTTGACACCGATGCGCTGATTGAAAAGCAAATGCGCATGGCGGAAGAAATCGCGAATTATGATGCGGACATTAGAAATTATCCGCGTTATAAAAAGTGGGTTGAAGAAACGGAACGCATACCCGAAAAGCGCAAGCGCCTTGCTGAACTTGACGCGGAGATTGCCAACGCTAAAAAGCGTGAAAAGGAAATCGACGGGGGCATTGCGGAACAGGGCGCGAAAATCGAAAAGGTGCTGCACAATGCGGGCAAGGAAGTGCAAGACAGGTTGCAAGGCAATGACGCTGTTAAACAGCACAGGCAACAGATTGCAAGCGCCCGCGACGAATTGGCAGCGGAGCGCAAAACGCTTGACGAATTGTATGCCGCGTATCAGAAAAACCCCAAAGATAGCGACGCAATTAACCGATACAACGAACAATACCACGTTTGGAAGCAAAAGCGCGACGCATACGACGCTGCACGTTCGGGCAACCAAACTGCAAAGGCGCTAAAGGACACGTTGGCAGAGGTGCGCGAAATGGGGGCGCAAGGCGTTGACGTAAAGGCGCATTTGGGCAATTCACGCAGCGCGGTTGCCCCGTCTGTTATGGAAGCTTACGAATTTTACCCGTCCGATTGGGTGAAGCAATCTGCTGATATGGGCAAGTTGGCTGTTAAAAAGGTTGACCGTGGATATTATTCACACCATGACAGCACTATTGCAATAAGCGGCGGCACAAGGGAAAGCCAATTCACAACAGCGGTTCACGAATTGGGGCATAGATTTGAAAAAAGCAACCCCAACATTCGCGTTGCTGAAAAGGCGTTCTATGACCGCAGAACAGCGGGCGAAGAATTGAAATGGATGGGCGCAGGATACAGACGCGACGAAAAAACGCGCCGTGATGACTTCCTAAACCCTTACATTGGCAAGGATTACGGCGGCGATGCATACGAGGTTGTTTCAATGGGCTTTCAATACGCCTATACAGACCCCGAAATGCTTGAAAAAGACGCGGACTTTGCTGCGTTCATTTATGGCATTTTAGCTATTCAATAAAAAGAGGGTGAAAGCATGGGAAAAGTAACAGCAATAGGCGTGCTTTTCGGGCAGAAAATCAAGGTTGAATGCGAAAAGCGCGACGGCGAATTTGTTATTGACTTTGACGGCAAAGAAAACGAATTGCTTGAAAGAATAGCCCGCGACGGTTTGGCGCAGGAGCGTCCTATTGCCGGGACGTATTTCCCGCCTGCTGACAGCCTTTTGAACGCATACAATTATTTTCAATACTATTTCTTTGACGAACTTGAAACGATTGACGTTTACGGGGATATTGAGGAAATACCGTTTGAAAAAGGCGTTATCTATTGATGGAGGGATGAACAATGAAGATCAGGCCGCTTTATGAAATGTACAACACGGATTTGCACAGGCTGTTTATGCCGGGTGTAATTGCGGACGTGCCGGAAGAACTGGCGCAGGAATACATTGAAGCGGGCAACGCCGTTCCCGTTGAGGAAAAGGCAAGGGCAGAGCCTATGCCTGCAAAGCCTAAGAGCAGAACGAAAAAGACAAGCTAAAATCAATATACCCGTATTCGCACAAAAACGGCCTTTCCAGCCGTTCTGCGTGGATACGGGTATTTGGTTATAAATCGCCAACAAAGGCGTTAAAATGGCGCATATCGTGGCGAGAACACGTTAAAAGCGTAATATGCGAGGGAGGACGAAACAAAATGACGTTTGAAGAACTGTTGAAAACGAATGGCATTGATGATGCTGTCATTGCAAAGATTACCGCAGGCATGAAGGAAAACAAATTTTTCCTTGCGTCGGAAGAAAACCTTGACGTTAGATACGGCAAGTTGAAGGGCGACAACGAAACGCTGTCCACTCAAAATGCAGAAGCGCAGAAGCTTATTGAACAGTTGAAGAAGGACGGCGAAACGGGCGCAAAGGCGCAGGAAAAGATTGCGGCTTATGAAAAGCAGCTTGCAGACGTGCAGAAGCAGCTTGAAGAATCCCGCATTGAATCCGCCTTGAAGGACGCATTGCGCGACGCAAAGGCGAAGTCTGATGACATTGATTATTTGATGTTTAGGCTGCGCAAGGATGGCAACGAAATCAAGCTGGGCGATGACGGCAAGATCAAGGGCATCGCTGATATGGTTTCAACGTTGAAAACTGCCCACCCCGGCAATTTTGAAAACGAACAATCCCGCAAGATTGATGAAAACAAATTGCCGAACGGCGACCCGAACCACGACAAGCAGCCGCAGACGCTTGCGGAAGCCTTGCAGGCTGCGTATGAATCCGACAACTAAAATATTGGGGGTTTTGAATTATGGCTATGACATTGGAACAGATGAAAGTTGGCATGAGCGACAAGGTGGCCGCGCAGATTGTTGACATTTTCTTGCGTGAATCCGAAATTTTGCAGGCTATGCCCTTTGATAACTGTGTTGCGCAGGGCGGCGTTGGTTCTACCCTGACTTATGGTTACATCCGTAAGCTGTTGCCCGCTGTGGCCGACTTCCGCGCTATCAATAGCGAGTATGAAGCGCACGAAGCGACTGTTGAAAAGGCAAGCGTTGACCTTAAGATTATGGGTGCTAAGTTTGCCATTGACCGCGTTTTGAATGACGCTGCTGGCCATTGGAACAACGTTGCTTATCAGTTTGAGGAAGCCGTTAAGGCCGTTGTTTCCATGTTTAACTACAACATGATTCAGGGCGATAAGGCTACCGAAACTAACGGCTTTGACGGTTTGGGCAAGCTGTGTACTGCTAACGGTCAGGTTGTGGACGGTGCTGCTATTGACCTGTCTACCGCTGCTAACATTAACACCAACGCTGGCGCTTTCTATGATATGGTGCTTGCCCTGCTGGCCGATACCAACGGCAACGCCCTGCTGTGCAACAGCGTTATGAAACAGAAGATTCAGTCTGTTGCCCGCGTGCTGGGTTACAAGACCGAATCCGAAGAAGCTTTCGGCAAGCGCGTTACGAAGATTGACGGCGTGCCGATTATCGACATGGGCAATCATTACACCGTTGCTGGTTCTACCGTGACCGCGCATAACATTGTCCCCGCTGGTAGCCTGTACGCCGTGCGCTTTGACGCTGTTGACGGCGTGTGCGGCGTTACCTTGCAGGGTGACAAGGGCGTGAAGGTGTACCGTCCTGACTTTAAGCAGCCCGGTGCTGTGAAGAATGGCGAAGTTGAGTTGGTTGCCAACATTGCCGTTAAGAACGCTAAGGCCGCTAAGCAGATCAGCGGTATCATTGTCGCCTGATAAAAGCGCAAGGGGGCAGGGGTAAAACCTTGCCCCCTATTTGAAAGGCGGGGAAAACATGATTATTACGGTTGATGAATTGCGCACGGTTGCAGGCTATGAGGGAATGACAGACGCGCAGCTTACGCGGAAGATTGAAGCCGTTGAAAGCGCCATTTGCGCCATTACGCACAATGATTTTATTAACCGCCTGACCAAACAAAAAGCATACCCGCCTGACGTTGTGGAAGGTGCGTTGCAGATGCTTATTTACAACGCAAGCGGCACACGGGAGCGCGGCGGCGCAGGCATTGCGTCGGAAGCACTTTCCCGGCATTCTGTCAGCTACATTGCACAGGACGGCAATAACACAATCGGCGGGTATCCGGCGGCGCTTATGGGCTTTTTGAAACCCTATTACAAAGCGAGGTTTTGACCATGAAAAGCATTCCGCGCAGGCAAGTTGCGGCCTTGCAAGTTTGCACGGTTGCAAATAATGCCATTGGCGAACAGGTGGAAACATGGGAAGATGCTTTGCATTTGTACGGCGTGCTTGACATGTCCAGCGGCGGCACGAATTATACCAGCTTTAATGCAAAGACGATGGAAAGCACGCATATTTTTCTATGCGATTACATCCGTATTCCGCATTATGCGACGAATACCCGAATTGTCATTGACGGGGCTGTGTATGACGTGACAATGATTGATGACCCTTGCGGCCTGCATGACCACCTTGAAATTTATTTGACTTATAAGGGCGTGGCATAATGGCAGATAACGAGATCAGGGTAGAAAGCAACCTCCGCGAGGTAACGCAGGAAATCAGGGAAGCGTTGCTTGCATTCCTTGAAGAAGCAGGCGGCGAGGTTGAAACGCAAGCCGCGATGTATTCCCCTGTTGCAGAAAGTCAACTAAAAGGGAATTGGGGGCATCATGTTGACGCTGACGAAATGAAAGTCACAATCGGCAACACGACGCAGCACTCAATATACATGGAATTGGGCACGGGCGAATATGCCCTTGAAGGAAAAGGCCGCAAAGGCGGTTGGTATATCCCGATTGGAAGCGGCGCAGGGTGCGTCGATATGGCAACGGTTGAAAAATATAACTGGCCTATTAGGTACGGAAAAGATGGGCAGATGTTTGCATTTACAAAGGGCGCACGTCCGCGCCGGATGCTGTACAATGCAATGCAGGACATGGCAGGCGCGGTGCAATCCCGTGCAAATGAAATCATAGGGGGGCGTTTGGGTGGCGATTAACAGCTTGCTTGCGACGTTCGCGGCACGCATTGCGCCGCTTAACGTCAATTATTCGTATGGCTTGCGGAAGGGTGATGCAGTTTACCCGTATTGGGTGGGCGAAATCACGGAAACAACGCACGCTTTTGAGGATGGCAGCAGCCGTGGGCAGATCAGGCTGCGAGGATGGACGCGCGGCGAATTGTCCGCGCTGATGGAGGAAGCCGAACGAATCAAACAGCAGTTTACCGGGTACACGGTTGGCGTTGAGGGTTTCGGCTGTGCTATTGATTACAATTCGTTGTTGCCTGTTCCGCAGGCTGACATTGAATTGAAATCCGTAGAAATACAATTCGATTACAAGACATGGGAGGGCTAAAATATGGCGGGTTTTAAGTCGCATGGCATTACCAGCAATACGCCGGAATATTTGATGTTTAACGCAGCCGCGCTGTTTAAGAATGTCCCCTTGACTACCGAGGGTTGGACAGACGAAGCGCTTGCAAAGCTTGCGCCTCTTGCCGCTACGTCCGGCGGTTGCAAGATTGCTATTGAAAACGAATACGTTTACCCCGAAATTGACGGCGCAACCGTCAACGTCGAGGGTTTGACGCAGAAAATGGCCGACAAGATCAGCGTTGAAGCAAACTTTACCGAGTTTATCGGTGAACGCCTTGTTGACGCGCTGCATTTGGTCAAGGCCACGGACTTTGCGCCCACGGGCTACGATGCTTATACCAGCAAGGCGAAGTTGACGGCGGATGACTACATTGACAACCTTGCTGTTGTCGGTACGCTGACAAGCGGCAAGCAGATTGTTTTCATCCTGCCGAGTGCGCTTTGCACTTCCGCGCTGGAACTGGAAACAAAGAACAAGGAACAGGCAACCTACGCTTGCAAGTTTGAAGGCCACGCGCCTATTGACGCGGCTGACTTGACACACATTCCCTATTACATTCTTACGCCTAAAGCTACGGTGTAACACGAAAGGAAGGACAACGCTATGGAAGCAACCTATAAATTCCGCGATTTTGACGCAACGGACTTGAAGCCGATGGCAAAAATCGTGCAGAGTATCGGCCTTAAGAATCTTGCATCAGTTTTCACCAAACCGCAGGCAGGCGGCGACGTTGAGGAAATCGGCATGGGCGCGTTTTTTGAAGCGCTGGACGTGTTGTTTGACAACCTTGACAAGATCAGGGGCAGCCTTGACGCGCTGTTGATGCGCGTATGCGAGAGCGAAAACGCGCAGGAAATCCCCGGCTTGCCGCTTGATAAATATATCGGGGTGCTGGAAAGCGTTGTCTTTGATACGAATTTCCGGGACTGTTTTATGGCTGCTGTAAGCTTCTACAACCGGGCGAAGAAGTAACGACAAAGACGCTGGATTTGCTGTGCCACAGGTACGGCAATCCGGCGTTTTTTGTCGATACCGCGCTTGCGTTTGGCGTGTTTGCCAAAGCTATAGACACAATGCACATGCAGGACGATGACGAACGGCTTTTTGAAATCTATTTGCGCGGCGATATGCAGCAGGCGTATACGGATTGGAAAGCAGAGGTTACGCGGAAAGCAAGTGCAGACGGCGGCATGACCAAACGGGAACTTGTAGCAGCCGCAACAAATGCATTGGACATTTTGAAGCGGTGCAAACCGCCCGAATAAGCGCAACGGCGAGAAAGGCGGGAGCGCATGGAACTATTTAAGATTTTAGGCACGATTGCCATTAACGGCGCAGGGCAGGCCGAACAGCAGTTAAATGGATTGGTGAAAAAGGCGCAGGACGGCGGCGCGAAGATGCGGACGGGCTTTGCTAACATCGGCAAGGCGGCGGGTGCGTTGGCTGTAACCGCAGGCGCGGCGTTTGCTGCTATCGGCGGCGCAATGGTTGCCGTCGTGGAAAGCACGGCAGAATACCGCCTTGCAATGGCGAAAGTTGCAACAGCCTTTGAAACTGTGGGAATGACAGCAGATCAGGGCAAAAAGATGTTTCAAGACTTTTACGGCGTGCTTGGCGATACCGGGCAGGCCACGGAAGCAATTAACCATTTGGCAAAGCTGACGAACGACCAACAGGCATTGAGCGAATGGACAACCATTTGCACGGGCATTTATGCCACGTTTGGCGATTCTTTGCCGATTGAGGGATTG